TGATATCCACCCTGCCATTTGACCACATCGCCTTCTGTGTATTCCTGGTATGGATTCCAATTGCCTCTGTAGTTGGAAAAATACTGTCCGTCTGAATTAGGTGCGCCTACAACTAGAACTGCACCGTCTCGACTCATGGTCAAACTTATACCAAATTGATCTCCGTCCTTGACCAATTCTGCCAACTGACTTGAACTCAGCAGGCCTTCTGCAAGTGTTGATCCGTCATCATCCATGGCCACATTTGTTGGCAATGAGCATTGTGTAGACACCGGATCTAATTTTCTCCAATTAGTTAACACGGTAGGCAATATTATGCCGCCTTGATTGTCAACTACAGATTCATACAAATCTCCCTGATACCATACTATCGATCCGGCTGGATAGAATACTAGAGACGATGATTGATATAATCCTAGATACTTGGTGTTTTCTAAATGTTGCCATTCTGTGCCGTTGTAGAAATATAGATAGACTCGACCTCGACCTGTATTGGCGCCTAGTGCTGGATCGCACAACGATCCCACTGCTGACACTGCCATGTAATAGGTGTTGCCGGATACGCCAATTGAAATGGCACTACCAAATTGTTCAAATGCTGCTTGACGGGGGCTTACAAAACTATGAGCAATTTCCCACTGTCCTTGGAAATATCTATACAGAGAGATCATGCCCTGATCTGTGAATCCATTACCTCTGGCTGCTGGATTGGCATTCACTATAGTAGCTGGTTTCCAATCTTCACTGTTGAAATTTATAGAACTGCCGTCTCCTACACTAATGTTGTTCACAGCTTCCCAAAGTTTGCCCTGATACAACACAGTTTCGCCTACAAGATAACTGACAAACTGATTTAACTCGCCTAGGTAGCCACTTTTTACACCGCTGGCATTTGGTGATCCAACTGCTAGCCATCTATGATCAGGACTTACTGCTAGCACTCTACCAAATGATCCTAATACTGCTGTATCAAAACCATCCGGTGGAGATACTATCTGTTTCAATATCAATTGTGATCCAGCAGTTTGTGCTGTATAAATCATCACATAACCTGAGTCTGGAATGCTAGTAGCAATTTGTTTGAGACTGTCCAGATATAACACAGCGGTACCTGTACCGAGCGGTGCAGTAATTCCATATTCTGCAAATTCAAAGGCAGAATATTGTTTGGTTTTTTCTATAACTTCCCATTTGTTGTCGCCGTTGTTGTCCACCCATAGTTTTGATCCAAGGTCAAGCAGTGCAGTTTTTTGGTCATCTAATTGTGCATATGTTGCAAATCTCACTGTGGTAAAAATACCCACCACTGCTGAGGTGCTGTCTTCTATTTCTGGAACATCAGTAGACGATGGTGCTATAATAATAGTGTTACGTGTGACTGCCGTAATCTTGAAGAATCCATTGAGATTCAGCACATATGTGATGCCTACAATGTCGTTAACTACAAAATTATGCAGTCTTTCAAAAGTTAGTTCTATTTCAGTTTCGGATAATTTTTCAACTCTACTGATTCTTAACGCTAATTCTTCATTATAACGTAACACCGTCCACGAAGATTTATCAAACGTGATCCAAAAGTGTGTGTTGTCAAACACTGTTCTAATATCTAAATTAAGGATGTCGTCTTTGTTTTTAAGAATAAAATCCACATGTTTTTTGTTAACATAGCCTGCAGATCTAGAGTCTCCGTCGTAGTCAATCAACGGATTGAGATTTGTAACAAAGGGAGTATCAGCTAGGGTAAAGTTAGAAGATTTTATTCTTAGATATTGATCTAAAATTACGTTCGAATCGTCACTGTATGTAATTAATATAGGTTGAGGATTGATAAGAAAAGCATCTTTTTTTATTTCAAATTCAAATTCTTTAATTTGATCTGTGCCGCCATACTGGGCTATTTTAAATGCCCACTCTTCTGTTAATACCACACTGTCATCGTCGGTTCGACTGATTTTGTCAAACACCTTGACAATGGCATTGGCTGTGCCCTTTTCTCTAATAAATCCTTGATAAATTCTAAACTGTGTGATTTCATCTTCGGCTAAATTTTCAAGATATTCTCTAGGCTGATATCCGATGGCATGTCTTGCAAGATTTCGTTGACTAGACCCAACACCGTCTGTGTTTACTTCGTAGTAGTCTTCGAATTGATTTATTCTATAATCAAAATTTGGAATCAAAGACTTAGTTGGGGTGGAATCAAGTCTTGTCCACCCCGCATCTTGAAATTCTGCAGAGCCCAGTTGGCTATACTTGCTGGTCCAATTGTATGATTTGTACGCAACAATATCACCGAGTTTGTAGTCTGTGAAAGGTTGCCAAATCTGTATGTTGACATTGTCAAACAAGAATCCAGGGCTAGTATAATCGCCATCCCAATCTACTGTACGGAATCCACGGCTCTTGATGCGTTCCTGACGATATCCTGTGGGTTTGTCATAGATAACATCATTGAAGACTGTTCGATCATCAAACACAACCACATGTTCTTTGAGAACATAGTGCAATTTTAAGAAATAAATTCCTTGATTGGTATTGATAGTTGATAGACTTATGGTTTGAAAGTCTCTGTTGACATTAATGTTTTGAGGTGACAGAGGTGTTCCATCATCCTTAAAAATCTGATAATCATAAAAACTATCTAATACGTTGTCCGCCACTCCCACAGCAAAATTAATTTTCAACAATGATGCTGCTGGACTCAGTGTTAGCAAAGATCCCTCAGCCCAATTATGCTGACTCCAAAACATGAATTCTTTAGCAGATGTAAACCAATCTCTAGCTGTTTGATACTGTGAATCGTAAAAATCAAATATAAATCCTACGCTTTTGAGATATTCTTGATAGCCTAGAATAAAATCTATCACCTGTTGAATATCAGTTACCACTTCGCCATAGAATAATTTTCTTATTTTAAGTTTGTTGAAATTTCTTCTTCTAAAAGCAGTAATGCCACCAGTGATAGGAGCTCCGGCTAATTTCTTCCATGTTGCTATGCCATTGAGAGTTTCTTCAAATTCAATGCCACTGGTATGGCTGCGTATGCTTCGATAAAATTGGTTTTGATGTCTTATGACTACTCCATTGCCATAAAATTTTTCACTTTCCCAATCAAAGAAATTCTCGCTGACTCCACCTACCTGGATAACAGGATCACGCTGAGATTGTATAGCGGTATAGTAATTAAAAAAGGCATTAGAAGTATCGTAGCCACTAATCTTGTATCCTCGGTTAGTTTTTTCTACAATTACTCCGCTGTACACAAGATTTGCAATCGGTGCGCTAACATTAAAAATTATGTCATAATTCTCTGGAGGGATAAAAATACTGCTAGAAGTTGATTTTGGATTCTTGCTGTCTAATATATATTTTTGTTGTGCTTGATCTACAAAACCTGCCAATCGATTGGATAATTTAACATTGATATTTGACAATTTGTCTTCTAGATTGGCAGAGGCAGTGGCTGTGCTTTTTAAATAATTTACAACATAAATTACCAATCCTGATACTGGCTGATCTACAGTAGATTCATAACCTAAATCATCTATGGTCAAAAACATCTGCGTATTTGTATTAACTGTTTGTCCAAGAATATTTGTAGTTACTGCGCTTCGATTAAAACCGTCTGCAATAAATTCCATGGGTTTTAACAATGACAATACTGTCATGATAGCAAATGGCCATTCACTACTGGCCCTCCATGCAAATTCTACCGGGGCTAGATCTCCAAGTTGAAAAGCTCCTTGATTATTGACCAATGAAAAATTTCCAGCAAGCCCAGAATCTAAAGGGCTCAGTAATTGACCATCTCCGTCTACGGGAATGTGCTGCATGATTGAAGGACGCTTGTACCTGTCTCGTATACCAGCACGATCACCTTGACGAATTATGCCATCTCTTAGATCTTCCCACAGAATTAAATTATTTGAAGTATAGGGTGCTGGGCCGTATTCACCTTCCCACCATGTGGGCTTTTCAGAGAATCCTAACATTTCCCAAGGCGATTGATGTGGCCTTGTTGTGTCATAGAACCATTGATAGACTCCTCTCCAATAACCTGGTAGATTGACTGTACCTGTAGGATCAGTCATGTTGCTGTAGGTATAAGTGAAAGAATTTTGAGAATCGTAATAACTATTTTTTACGTAGTCAATACTAGTACCTTGAATCCATTTTAAGAATTCAGCATTTACAATATTGTCAACTTGAGATTTATTATACTGTGAGTTTCCGTAATAACCGCCAAGTATAAGATCAATGTCAAATACATTTTCTTTATATTCTTGTTTGATATTGTTGTAGATTCTGTATTCAAGTTCAAGTAACACATCATCTCTAAAATCACCATAGGCCACAGTGATGCTACCGTCGTGTCCTTGTATGACTTCTTGTGGCTCAGCATAGGTATCGTCTAAGAATCTTCTAGGTAGATATTTTTTATATAATCCTAGTTTAGTAGGAGTTGGTGGAATAAAATTTACAGCCGTAGACACATACTCTCTAATTTGAATTTTATCGTTTTCGAAAAGATCTATTTTTAAATTTACGAAACCAAAAGTTGAATTAAACTCATAATCTTTGTTGTGCAAGAGCTGTTGATTATTGTAGTACACGTAGACTGCTCGAGAACTAAGTGTGGCAAGATCAAATTTTTCAGACAGTGCAAATGTTTTAATCCCCGTGTCTTCTACTGTGTAATCTATTGTAGAATATGCTCCGCTACCAATCATGTCTGATCCAGCAAAGGGTCTGGTTGAATTTTGTGATCTACTGATTTCTTCTAGTATAGAATCTACAAAATCTTTTGGAGTTTGATCATAGTACAATTCATTGGCTAGCGTGATGAAACTGTTTTTAAAATCTGTATAAGTTTTCTTGGCATACTGTATAGACTTGATGATATTGATTTCTTTATCGCATAACAATGCTATCGACAGCGGGGCGGGACTAGAATGTTTTAGAAATCGTCTAGTGAGATTTTGAAATCCGCTAATATCACGTAGATTATTACTGCCAGGATATCGTCCAACAAAATTATCTAGCATTTCTAGTCCGCTAGAAATATGATCAGATGCTTGTCCCAGTGTGAATGTTTTTATTCTTTCATTTAAGGGATTTTTTTCCAGACCCATTGGTATTTCATAATATCCTAGGTCAGGCACAGTGTCTGCAAATAATTTAATTGTGATAACATCACCAACAGCAAAATTATTTGTAAAACTAAATGTGTCGATGTTTCTTGTATAGGTGTCACGTAGTTGTACACCGTTGAGGTAAAATAAAATCTTTGCTATTTTGTCATCTGTAAGTGTGGTCCAATCGACCACTGCCGTAACAATTTCATTGGTAATAGAATTTACAGTAATTGTGTCTATTATAGGTTGTACAACATTAGGATCTAATTTTAACCAACCATTGTCATACTGTTCATCTATATTAAATTTGTAAAATCCTGTAGCTAGATTTTGATAATAAAGTTTTTTATCAATGGTGTAGGTAAAAACATCACTGTCTAAATTCCAAGCAAACTGTATATCTCCAACATTATCTATATTAAGATAACTGATAGCGAAGCCTAATTCGTTGTCTATACTACCTATGCCTTGTTTGTAGCTAATGATCGGACTGCCAACAAACGAGCTCACTGGGTAAGAGTCAGCATCACTAAAACTTACAGCATTGGCATCGAACATGTCAAATAATGGGGTTTGATTGACCCCTGTTTTTGACTGACTCTTGATCCAGCCAACGCCGTTGAAGTGATACATGAATCCACGATTTACAAGTCCCCGTCTGATTAGCACACACTCTCCCACTGCGGGATCTAGTTCTGAACTTCTTATCAAACTGATTTGTCTTGAGTTAATATGCCTAATAAATTTCACTGTGTATATTTGATTATTTGCCAACTTATCAGTATCGTTGGTTATCAAAATTCTAGCACCATCAAAAAGACTTTCGCCATCGATGATATATCCGCTACTGCCTTCTATAACCGAAAACACATCTGTGGTGAAATCATCTACGTAATCCACTGCGGGCATTGCCAGTGATCCGTGATTGTACAATTTTAAATTTGATTTAAATTCTATTATAGGACGTTTTGCTCTAGTAGTTTCATCTGCTTCGAAGCTGGATTGATTTAAGTTGTGAGCATAATCCAACACTGCTCTATGATACCATCTATTGTATCTTGACCATGGATTGGAATCTACACTGGCTCTGTTAATTGTAATGTAATCTTTGTCGCCTGGGAATGCCGCGGCGTCGTCAAAAGGTTGGGTATCAAATCCACCATTATCGAATAAAATTTCAGGCGAAGAATTTGCAAATGTAGCAGATACTACAAGATCAGCAACATTGATTAAGGAAATCTTTTCTCCTACACCTTCTACTATCCATTTGTTGTTCATGGATTGATTACTGTATTTCGCCGGAGATACCGTGCCAGTGAAATAAACTATCATACCATTGCTAAAAGTTATACCATTGCTGCTTGTGTATGTGGTCTTACCGAGAATCTCTTTTTCAATGTCAATTTTAGTGTTGCTTTCAATATTGGCAATGATGAATCGACCAAATCTATTTGGGTCAGTGAAACTTTGATAGAACAAAACGTCAGGAGCATCTAGAGGCACGGTGAAAGTTATTGTGCCATTTTCAGTTCCGTTATTGGTCAGTCCTTTATTATAGTCAAACGAGGTAGTCTCGTTGGCTACATCGACAAACTCCCAATCGTCGCTGTTTTCATCTATGGTACTGCCGTCTACAGGATTGATATTTTTTTTGGCCTTCCATATTTTACCGTCAAACACCGTGAGCTGCCCTTGAACATAGGGAAACACAGGATTGTACTGCAACGTACCTGTGTCAACGTTGGTTCTAATGATAAATGGATTACCTGGGGTTGCAACTTGGAATTTATAGGTTTGTCCTCTATACAGCGTGATTGCAGGATTATTAGTTAAGCCATCTGGGGTGAATATAAAAACACTACCTACGCCAGGTCTCACACGATAGGTGCTAGTAATGTTCTGCGCTTGGCCGAGAATTTTAATTGGAGGCGGTCCTTCAGGTACCCAATAGTATTCACGATAATTAACCAACTTGTCCCATTCTATAGGAGGATTCCAAGTGTAGTGATCCTGTGATACTATTAAATCGTCTCTTTCTTCGTTGTTGTTAAAAAACTTTATTTGATTTTTAAAATCTATATAGTCCCAGAAGTTAGTGACTTTTTGATCTTTTTCAACCACAACTGCTGGTTCTAACTGATATCTGCTTCTTAGTGTTTCGTCACTGTCAAGATACACGTCCTTGGTATTAAATGTTTTGCCGTATCTTCTGCCTATATATCCGACTTTCTTTTCGAGTACACCGGGTTGAGTCAGAGGATCTAGAGTTGCTGCTAGAAATTTTTGATTTGCTTCCGTTTGAAAAATCTGTGGGAGTAGTTCAGAAGTTTTTCTAATAGGTAAACCACTGTTAGGAAATATTTTATCTGCCATTTTTAATTTGTACTCAATATAACTGAATCAACGGGTATTCTAAGTTCTGAAGCAGAAATTGCTGTGACAATTTCTATATCATCTACTGTAGCGCCGCTAACAAAAATTTCATCGACTCTGCTTTGTATTTCAAACAAACTACCAAATGCCTGTGTAATCTGTCTTGGTAAAATAATCATGTTGCTAATGTCAGGAGCTGCTGTGTTAATCACATATGTGATCAATTCGCTGACATAAAATCTATCGCCAAAGTCCCAATTATTGATATCGAAGAATTCGTTGATAGCATTTATAATCTTAACTTTTAAATCGTTATCATTGATCAGTCTATTTGAATTTTTAACTATTTTAAATTTTGCCTGAAACTGCACGTCAGCGGTTGGTCCAAACAACACCTTGTAGGCCACGGGATGATATATTATTTCATCAGATATAGATTTGATTAGATCTAAATTTGAACCAAATGCAATTCGTAGACTGTCACTGTTTGGTTCATCTGGTTTTATAGCAGCACCGGCTAGATAATTCCTAAATGCAGTGTTATAACTTCGTGTTAAAAGATACACATCAACAATGTTACTGGAACTGGGATCGATTCTACGATCAACATTGGCATTGTGAATGTACTGGAATTTAAGTCCTGCTCTGCCGTAATTTGCAGTATATGAACTTTCTAATACCAAAGTATTTGTGGTTCGATCAACTCGTTTAATTACATTTTCATTGCTGTCGTAGAAGTAGATTAGTTGGCCGTCGGTATAGTCATTGACATTAACTAGACTTTCTTTCTGCACAACGACAATGATGTTATCAGTATTATCCACATATTGTTTGATTTTATTGCCTGCTATATCTACAGATTCTTGGAAGAATAAAAATTTTAAATCAAAGTCTAGTCCTGCTACCTGCTCAAATGCTTCAGGATTATCAATGACTCCGTCACTGTCAGAATCATAAAATTCAATTTTTATTTCTTCTGTGCTTTGATATCCATCGTCAAAGGTAATAGCATCACTGATGGCAAAACTGATGTCTTGTTTTAACGGGTTTAAAAGATTACTATCAGAATTAATACCTAAAATCTTAATTTGATCTCTGACCACATCACCAGTTTTACCATTATAGGTTTTTTGTGAGCTATCATAGTAAAATCTATTTTCTTCTATACTGCCGAACACATATTCTAAACCACGTATTCTAACAAAGTATTCATCTGCCTGTTTGACAAATGCAACAATCCATGACGAATCCAAATTTTGACTGGTTGTGTCGCCACTTTTACCAAGACTAAAATCATTAAGAAGATTTAAATCAGCAGTGGCTACTAATTTCCAAGCTGCGTCAATTACTGAAAAACGCAGACCAAAATTAAGATTGGCCAGCATGAGATTGATCATCTCGTTTTCTATTCCGTTAGGAAGATTATTAACAAACTTAGCTACTATCCTGGTAGCAATAGCTTCTGATGGGATGATGTCACTGAACTGCACTGCTCCTAGTCCAGACGCTAGAATTCCCACTCCGGCATTAGTACCATCACCTGTGATTTTTATAACTTTGGTCCACAATCGATCTTTCTGTTCAGGATCGTTAGCATCGGTAGTAACTAATTTACCACGTCTAAAAGACTGGCCAGCCGGTGCTGTGAATTTAACCAGTGTACCTGGAGTGATATATTGCAGTGTGCTAGTAGTGTATGATCCAACTTTTAAAATTGTACTATCAATAAAATTATAAAAATATCCCGTAGAATTATTCACGTCTGTGGTTATTTGTTTCCAGCGATAGTTGGTATCACTAAACAAGATCTTGTCAAATTTAGTGAGATAAAAATTGTAGGTATCTGCAGAAGTGAAAATAGGTTCAATGCTGTTGCGTATAAAATTTATAATATCAATTCTATTTGTAAATTTAAATGCCAATGATTTTTCAACGTTTTGTTTATAAATGAGTCCGTCGGCAGCAAATACATTTATGCTGGAATATTTTCCACTGGCATCAATTAAATCATAATTTCTACTGATTCCGCTTGATACTCTATTGATTGCTTTTACTTTGAGAATATTCTGTGAAGTAGATAGTGGGGCAAGATTATAGTCTTCTCCGGTAATCATTCTATTCTGGGTATAGTATTGAGCAGGGGCATTTGTTCTAATTGAAGCTACAGACTCACTTGGAGAAGATGAACTTACAGTAGACTTGAGACTCATGGTCAATGTCAGTGTATGACGGACTCCTGATTTGCTGACATAAGGCACAGCAATACTGATACCGCGCATTTCGTTTGGTGCTATTTGATAACTGAGACCATTGCTGGTTCTATAATAGGTTCGAAACGGGCCTTGAGGCAAATTACCGTATACTCCGTCTGCGAACGCTAGATCAATTCTATCGTTTTCTTTTGTAATCACTGAATAGATATTTCTAATATTACTATTAATACTGTTGTATGATATGTTATTGCCTATGAGAGCAGATACCTTGGTCCATTCGTTTAATTGTACACCTGCTGAATCCAATGCAAATAACCATACATCGTTGTTGTTGATGTTGTTGCTGTCCACAGCAATTAATTCGTTTGTGGCCGGGATATCGATTGAAAAATCTGCCAACTGCAAACTACCTTGTTTGAACATTAGATAAAATCCAGTATTAGCACTGGTTCCACCTTTACCATCATTTCTATACACGAACCCTAATTGGTTGCCAGGGACTGGAGATTCTTCGTAGATTTCTTCTTTGCCTTTGAAACTGGTGCTAACTAGTTCAAATGTCATTTGTCGTCCTGCTACTACTTTGCTGTAAGTAAAAATAGGCACATCGCTCGACGATGTTCTAAATCGATATTGTTCTGTAGGTATTCCGTCAATTGTTGCAGAACCTTGGCTGCGACCAAATGCTGTGTTATCTGTCATCGCAGCGTTTAACACCGTGACAAATTGTTCTACCCAATTCTGATTGGTTGGATCATTCCATACAATGGTTTGTTGCGCTAGATTCTTACCGTTGTTATCTAACACACTTTCAGTAGTGCTTACGGTGTCAAATTTCAACAGTCCGGTCGCCGGCAAATTACGCTTGGCATTATAACTCAACATTTTTGACAACCGTAACACACTTTCTTTACGTTCTGCCAACTCTATAAAATTTTCTCGGCTGGCTAGATCTATTCTAAAAGCTAGACTCTGTCCTAGAAAAGCAATGGCATCAATTAACGCAAGATATTCACTGCTTTCAATATAATCGTTGAAATCTTCTGGATAGTTTTCTCTAAAATAAGCAATGATGACTCTACGAAGATTTTCAAAATCGTAACTTTTGAAATCTGCATTTTGAAAAGTCTGGTAGATTCTGGTCCAGTCTTCGTTCAATATCAAGTTGTTTTGTCTAGACGTTGTGGTCATTTTGCTATCCTATCATGTATTTAACTAATAAAATTAACTGCTTAGTTAATAATATTATTTTCTCGATCAAAATCAAAAGTCATTCGTTCATTGATATTAAATGGAATATAAGTTATATCTGCTTCTATTCGTATACCCATATCTGTGCTGTCTATAATTACTCCATTAATTGCAATACGAGGATCATAGTTAATGATCTGTTCAACATCTTCTGTGATAAGTTTTTTGACTTCTTCGGTGAATTGTTCAAACAACAGATCCCATATTACTGTACCAAAATCGGGATTCATTAATTTCTCGCCTTTGCGAATATAAAAATGATTTATGATATCCTGCTTGACCAGATCAATGTCATACAATTTGAAGTTAGATTTGGTTTCTTGAGAACTGAAACCCTTGTAGGTAAATGCTGCGGTGCTGTTGGTACCGGTGCTGGCGGTGAACGCAGCCACTGATTGCTTGTTATATATTTTTGCCATTTTATGTATCCCTATCAGTATTTTTTGGTGTCAGCAGTGTTGGTGCTTGATTCTCATGCAATGCCCACGGTTCGTGCATAGGAATTCTTTTCATTATGCTTGTTGTAGTTCCTGTTTGATATCTCTTTTTGTTGCCCCATTCACCACGAGAACTGGTCTTGGGATTGACGTGTGTACTCAGTGGTGAAGCTGGTGCAGCCGCTGTTGCAAGTCCAGAATTTAAATTAATATTACCGCCGTCGATATTTGTTCCCGATGATTTAATATTAGTTGCGCCGCCTGACGACAATTTAGTACCTGATCCTGACACTAAATCAAATCCTGCGCCCACAGTAATTTTTCCATTTGCAGCAGCAATTATGTTAACATCTGCAACAGCTTCTAGTTGTATCTTTCCGCCGGCAGCTTTGACATTAACATTTCTACCAGCTTCAAAATTTATGTCTCTATCAGCACGAAAATTTAAATCATTCTCAGTGTGTATACTAATACTATCCTCGGCAAAAATATCTATTTTGCCATTGCTGGTTAATTCAATCCAAGTGGTGCCACGTGAATTTCCTATATAAATTAAGTCTTCACTATTGTGCAAAAGTATTTGATGTCCGGTGCGAGTACGCACTCTAAAATATTCATTGAAGGGAATATCTACGTTACCTTTTTCTTTTTTTTCAACTTCTGCATATTCAACTGGGCCTTTACCTGCAGGCTTTTTTCTAATAAAACGATCATCACCGTCATCCATTACTAGGGTAGTACCTCCAAGTCTACTAGCCGGAAGTTGCACAGGACTTTTGCTTTGCGGACTGCCTATAAATTGTTTCTTGGCATTGGCACCTCTATCAAATGGACCTGGAGTTGAGATACCAAATACTGAATTAGGTACCATGCGTCTACCGCTTGACGTGGTTATTCCTCTAACATCATCCTCTAATAGACCCTGTTCTAAGAATCTGTCAGCTATAGGATGAATGGCTTTTTTTATTTTTTCAGTGTTTGTGCCTTTTTCAAGAGTGTTGGCTTTTCTATTAATTTCTGCTACAGGCAACGGCAATGTGGTATCGTATTTCTTTTTTTGTTCTGCGGTAGCTTCAAAGGCGGCTGATGCGCTTATGGCCGGAATCATCTGATTCATAAATCTACCGGGCACACAGCCTATAAAATAACCTTCAGACGCATCACCATTTACAAAGGCTACTAGTACTGTGGTGCCTATTTCTACAGTAGGAAACCACATGCCATAAGTTTTTTGTGTGTCATTGAAATCAGCCACATTCTGGCCCATGTTTTCATAAGCAGTGGATCCATAAAAAGGACTGGCATATTTGACACTATAACTTTGTCCACTGTCTCCAATGTCGTTGCCAATTTCTCTCAACAGAGTAACTTCAAGACCGCACATAAACGATGGGTCAAGGTAACCAACCACCTTGGCCATCATTATGCCTACGGGTAGTTTGGTACTGCCAAGTTTTTCGGGTGATCGTTTTTCTATTGACATCTGTTATCCTGGGAAATCGCCAAGGTCGGCGTTGTTTTGTGCTATTTCTTCATCTGTATAATCAACAGGACCAGTTTTTGGTTTTTCTTCTTTTGTAGTGTCGTACACTGATGAATTTTCTGCGGAGATTTTTGCTGTGCCTACATAGTCGATATCTTGTTGTGGTTGACGAGATAGATCTAGAGTCTGTTGAAAAGTTCCGCCGGAAAATTTACTCTCCACAGCAGTAACTTTGTAAATTCCACTAAACGGAGTTACTTTTCCACCGTTGGGAAAATTATACAAACCGCCTTGTCCTGTGGTGCCAAGATTAGGTTCAACGGGATTGCGCCAAGTAATATAAATGAATATCTCACTGCCTTCCCAATTCATAGATGCATCTGCCTTGATTTGATCGTTGGGTCCTTGATCTGCAAAATAATTTGAATTTAGCCCGCTGTCAGAAAGAAAATATAAATCCCCTAGGATATCTATTTTTACAGTGGTCATGTCTTGACCTCTAGTGAACGATTGATTAAAATTATCTGCCACCATTTGTTCAACTGTTTTTTCGCCAGATGCCGACGGAAAAGTTAATAAAGGATTTGGTTTAGTAGGTGCAGATCCGGTGACTGCTGTTGTGCTTTCGGGAGCATCACCTGTTTTTAATCTTCCCTGTGGTACTTTTTCTTCCGCAGTATCACTGGTTTCTTTGTTGGCAATATTGGCATTGTTTTGTATAGGAGTAGGAGAAATTCCTGTGTAAAATTGTCCGTTGAATTGCAGGTCAAATTTTATTATATCATTGTTTTGACCGGTGAATAGATAGTCATATCTCTTAGCAAGTATTCTTTCTAATTTTGCTTGTCCAGGCGTAGCCGAAGTAGCATTTTGAAAAATGGCGCCGCTGACCTTGAATGGCACCACCCTATAGATATATCTCCTTGCTCGCATATTTCTAATAGGATCAAACTCCAACAATTGAATCTGAACATCAATCCTAAACCAATCGACAAATCCGTCTTTGACAGCTTCCGGTTTCAATCTTGAAATACAGTATTCGCTGGCTAGCATCACACGCTGGATTACTTCTGTAATCTTTGTTGACTGCGGAAATCTTATTTCTCGTTGTTTGGGATCAATGGTCATTGTTTCTCTTACAATTCTGCCATCTTCGTCAACTGTGTCTCCGGCCAGTTTAAAATTGTAATTGCCGCCAGAGGTTTCAGAAAAACCCATGCTGGCTTTGCCCATATCACCATCACCAAAATTCTCAGCCAGAGACTGTCTTTCAGCGGCAGAAATTGTTTGAGTTTTTTCTTTTTTTGGATCTGCTATGGCTTTGAGCAGTTCGGTATTATCAGTGGAGTCGATGCCTATCGGATCTGATGAATTTATAGGAAATACAACTTCGTAAATATCTGCATACCTAGCCTGGCCGTCGCTAACTTTCTTCAACTGTGTTTCATTTAATCTTGCACAGAGACTTTCTTGTCCTGACACCAAGACTTCAGCAGCTGTCATACCTGTGATTTTTAAATCTGTGGTGATATTTGTGACCACATCACTGAATCCAGTGTAGTGCATAGGTGCAGCTTCAACTGTATACTTACTGCCAGCTTCGTCTACTTTGAATTCTACTTTGGTTATTTTAATTGTGAAGTACTTGGTCAACTCATCAGAACCCTTGTACACCGCACCGTTATCAGAGGATCCGTTGATTTCAAGTTTTAACAAATAGGGACAGTCGTTGAGATAGGTAGGATATCCTGCATTTATAGCGGCTGCTTGCAAACTTTGTAAAAATATCCCCAAAGAATAAGGTTCATATACATCAAATTTAAAACTTGATACATTGGTATTCCCAGACTTTGCACTACCACCTAATTGTGCAACTAACACAAAATTATCAATAAAATATTCTGGAGCTCCGTACAAGGTATTTGTACGACTAACATCATATCTTCCTGCAGAAGACAACACAATGTTGTCCAACAAATACGGTGAACCTCGATATAAACTAGGTCTATTAAATTGTTCTGGTGTGAGGCAGGCCAAGGTCCACAGAGGTGAATAGGAAGCAAATTGCTCAAGTACATTCTGATATGGTGGCCCACCTGCTGGCGGTTTGACCGTGCCAAATGACTTGAGCAAACTAGTAAGGCTGGGATTTTCTATGACTTGTGCAATTTTTGAAACATTGAAACTAGCGGTATTAGCACTGACAGCATTGGTTATTTGCTTTGCTGCTCCTGTGACCAATCCTGAAGTGGTTGCAAATTGTGAAATTGCTTGGCCGGCAGGAGTCAATAAATTAGCAAATGTTCGACCAAGGTCTCGAATATCTGGCATATTATATTCCTATGAATCGTTCTATATTTGTTTTTTTAGGACAATATATTACAGTACCAGGAGCAAAATCGTATATGGGATCTTTGAGAATTTCCATATTGCGTTGAACAAACACCCACCAAAGATTAGGATTACCATAGAGGTCGAAGGCTAGTAAATCTGGCCTATGTTTGTATTGTGTTTCAATGGTATAGGCAAAATCGTCTGCTTCGGCCGGTACAGGTCGTATGGTCAATAATTCTAGATAAGAATTATTTGCCACAGTGTTGTAGTAAGGAGATGTTTTTTTATATGATGCCATATTATACAAATCCCTGGCCAGCCACAATATTGCCTTTGGCGTATTCTGCTAGATTAAACTGCCTTAGTCTTGTTCTGTTATAGATAGGAGCCACAGTCACTGAAATTGTACTCATTACCGGCACCCATGTTGGTGCGGCTCCTTTCAAAGAATGTTTGATATAGGCTGTGTCATCTTTAAAATCCACTGAGAAATTTTTAATTATCACTGGGACTCCTGAAAATACTCTAGCACCGTACCCTGTGAGATTACATATTATAGGTGGGTTACCTACATTGGGGCCGGAGCCAAAAAACATTCTTGTGGCAGTTTTTAAAAAGGTAGTAGCTTGAATCCAATATTCTGCATCAAGTTCATTTTCTACAGAAAATTCTCCAGAAATTTGTATATCGTCAATTTGACTATTTTTATAAGCATAAAACGGTTGGTTACTGTGTACTGGATCTATTTGAGAATAATTGGCTTTGGAAGAAACTGTGATGCTTGGCAGATAGGGCCATGTAAATCCTCCGGTAGACGACAGTCTTGAGAATGCTGTACCGAACAGTCCAAAGTTGGCATTGATTTTTACTCTCCAGTCATTAGCGGAACCCGGTTCTAACTTTACAAACGTGCCTTGCTGGCTAAATACCTCTGCACCACTGGGCAAGTTCTTTCCCCGGACCATACTTAATAAATTGTTTACCATGCCAGCAGCCGACGAAACCGACTTAGCCAGTGAAGCAATGCCTCCACCAAGACCACCGCTGGCCAATCCTAATTTATCAAGACTTGCTCCAATAGCAGCGCCAGCATTGCTGAGTCCTCCAGCGACACCTCCAAGTGACGCAGCGGCTCCCGAAATTGCGCTGGTAGCATTGGAAGCTATACCTTGTAGAGCACTGCCAACACCAGAGGCATTTGACGCAAGACTCTGCACGGTATTGCTAATGCCGCCCATAGCTCCTGTAACTCCACCTAATGCTCCTTTGGCATCGTTGGCAAGATTTCCGGCCCCAGCCGTAAATCCGTTAAGTCCAGTACCTATTTCTCCACTTAATCGACCAACCTTGGCATTTAGGTCTGATTTTAGTGAAGCAAAATTTTCTACCGACGTGTTAGCAGCGGCAGCTGCATCTGCAGCTATTGTTTCAGTTTGTTTTGAAATCCCTGCAACTAGTTTTGCAAAAGGGTTACCAGGCCCTGCTGATGGTGTTGTAGAACCGCCACCAAATGCTGCTGTTAATTTTTCATTAATGCCCCTGTTGTTGGCAACCTGTTGAGCGGTGATACCTTCAGGATCGCCGCTGGCTTTGTTGATTCGTGCAGCTTCTTGTGCTGGAGTTTCAGGATAAGAGTTACGTGCCATTTTGAGCAAATTTCCTTGTCATATAGACTATTTATTCTTGACAAAATGTGCTATTATATTACTAACCGGAGAATTTTAAAACAATGACAATAATTACGCAGCCTCCTAAGATCAAGTATCTTACCAACAAGGATCTACTAAAAGAAATACATCTCAGCAAGAATACCTATTGCACCTACAGCGATCCTGCATTTAGTGACTACGATTTAATCATCCCAAATCTAGCCAAGATTAATATTAGAACAATTGCCGATGCCAAGAGAAATCGTGCCATTAAGATAGGTAAAAAAGCTCACGAACTTGCACAGTCAGGTGGTAAAAAGTTTCCTGCCAAAGACTATGAAGTTGACTATAAAAAAATCCTTAAAACTGATGTGGTGTTTAGAGTCATGACCTTTGAACATGTGCCGCTTGCACCAGGAAGAAAAAAGACCTTGAAGAATACCGCAGACAGTCATGAGAAGGTGAATTTTCCTCCTTTCCAACACTGGAAGTTTGATGAAAATGACAATCTTATATTGGTGGGTAAAAGTCATTGGAAAGGTGATTTTGTTACTGGCTCCTTTAACAAAGAGCATGGACAAATGACTAACAATCTAGCCCGCATGTTCTTAAAATTATGTGAGCGGTATGCAACTAGAGGCAACGTGCGTGGCTACACTTATAATGACGAAATGCGTGGACAGGCTATTCTACAGCTAACTCAGATTGGTCTACAGTTTGACGAATCAAAGTCAGACAATCCTTTTGCCTACTACACGGCTGCTGTTACAAATTCATTCGTTAGAATTATCAACATTGAAAAACGTAATCAAAATATTCGAGATGACATTTTAGAAATCAACGGTATGAATCCAAGTTGGACTAGACAGAACGCTGCTGGTAAAGGTGGTGCCAGTTATGGGCCAGTTAGTACTTCTCCGGTAGATGGTGGTGGAGATTGGGATTGACCTAGTGGTTGTAAACGTGTTACAATAACTAAGGAGATTCTATGTCATTATTCAAAAAAGTAGCCTGCTTTACTGATATTCATTTCGGATTAAAGTCCGGTAGTAGAACACACAATCAAGATTGTGAAGATTTTGTCACGTGGTTTTGTAAAACTGCCAAACGAGAAAATTGTGAAACTGCAATTTTTCTCGGCGATTGGCATCACAATAGAAACACCACTGATGTGTCAACTATGAACTATACAGTTTCTAATCTAGAGAAGCTGAGTCAATCATTTGAAAAAGTATATTTCATTCTAGGCAATCACGATCTGTTCTATAAAGATAAACGTGAAATCAACTCCGTTGAGTTCATGCGACTGTTTCCTAATATTATTCCTGTTAGAGAACGACTTACTGAAGGCGATGTAACTATTATGCCTTGGCTAGTAGGCGACGAGTGGAAAGCTATTCCGGACATCAAAAGCCGATATCTGTTTGGTCACTTGGAACTGCCCAGCTTTTATATGAATGCTATGGTACAGATGCCTGATCACGGAACTATTCAATCAGGACACTTTGTCAATCAAGAATATGTGTTTACTGGACACTTTCATAAACGACAAAACAACAGAAATATACATTACATTGGTAATGCATTTCCTCATAATTATGCTGATGCCGGAGATGATGACCGTGGCATGATGATGTTAGAGTGGGGTGGTAAGCCTGAGTTTCGTACTTGGACTGATCAACCTGTGTATCGTACTTTTAAACTGAGTCAGATTATTGATAAACCGGACGAGCTCCTAAGAGAAAAAATGCACTGCCGTGTTACTATTGATTTGCCTATCAGCTTTGAAGAAGCAAACTTTATCAAAGAAACATTTATGCCGCAATACAAATTGCGTGAGCTCATGTTAATTCCTGAAAAAGTTGAAGTAGATGCGCAGTCTACTCCTATAGATATCAACTTTGAATCAGTTGATACTATTGTAATGAATCAAATTAATGCCATTGACAGTGATACCTTTGACAAGGCCATGCTGTTGGAGATCTATAATAACCTATGATTAAAATTAAAGACCTAACTGTTAGAAACTTTATGAGTGTGGGCGCACAGACCCAGGCAATTAACTTTGACAAAGGACAGCTAACCCTAGTGTTAGGAGAAAACCTAGATCTAGGTGGTGATGACAGCGGAGCTCGCAATGGCACAGGCAAAACTACTATTATCAATGGCCTCAGCTATGCAATCTTTGGTACTGCATTAACTAACATCAAGAAAGACAACCTTGTTAACAAGATCAACAACAAAGGTATGCTGTGTACGGTTAGTTTTGAAAAAGACGGTATTGATTATCATATTGAACGTGGTCGTAAACCCAACATTTTAAAATTTACCGTTAACGGACAAGAACAAGAAAATCTAGATCAAGACGAAAGCCAAGGCGATTCAAGAGAAACACAAAAAGAAATTGAAGATGTATTCGGTATGACGCATGACATGTTCAAACATCTTGTGGCTCTTAACACTTACACTGAACCATTTCTTTCTATGAAGGCTGCGGATCAACGTGCTATCATTGAACAACTGTTGGGTATTACGCAATTAAGTGAAAAAGCAGAAGCTCTTAAAGAACAGGTCAAGCAGAGCAAAGATAGTATTTCCACAGAAAATATAAAACTTGAAACTATCAAAGCCAGCAATGAACGTATTCAACAGAGTATCGAATCTCTTGAACGCAAACAACGCCTGTGGGAAGAACAACATGAAACTGCTCTTGCTAATTTAACCAAGGCAATTGAAAAATTGTTGGATATTGAGATTGATAAAGAAATTGCCAACCAACGTGCTTTAGTAGAGTGGAACAAAAGTAAAAAAGAACGTGATAGCCTAACAGTTCTTGTTGCTAAACAGACTAGTACACTAGAAAGAGAACAACGAACACTGGAAAAACTAGAAAGAGAATTAATAACTCTTGCAGATCACAAGTGTCATAGTTGCGGTCAAGATCTACATGACACCAAGCATGATGAAATGATGTCTGCTAAAAGCAAGCAGGTCGAAGAAAGTCAAGGTCATTTAAAAACTCACAGTGAAGAACTCAGCGAACTTAACGAAGCACTTAGTCTAGTTGGAGAATTAGGAGTGTGTCCTAGTGTAATATATGACAATCTAGAACAAGCACTCAATCACAAAAATACTCTAAGCGGGTTAGAGCGTGATTTAGAAATTAAGGTAGCTGAAGATAATCCTTACATTGAACAAATTGAAGAATTACGCAATACTGCGGTACAGGAAGTAGACTACGAAGGCTTAAACAAACTGGTGCGTGTTAAAGATCATCAGGAGTTCTTGCACAAGTTATTGACTAACAAGGATAGTTTTATCCGTAAACGCATTATTGATCAAAATCTAGCCTATCTAAATCAGCGACTGACCTACTATCTTGATAAAATAGGTCTACCACATCTAGTAGAATTTCAAAACGATCTAACTGTTATCATTACACAGCTAGGACAAGACTTAGACTTTGATAATCTATCACGTGGTGAACGCAATAGGCTTATTTTGTCTATGAGTTGGGCATTCCGTGATGTATGGGAAAACCTATATCAAGCAATTAATCTGTTATTCATCGACGAGCTTGTTGATAGCGGTATGGATGCCAGCGGAGTTGAAAGTAGTATTGCGGTACTCAAGAAGATGACCCGTGAACGCAACAAGAATGTATTCTTGATCAGTCATAGAGATGATCTAGCCAGCCGTGTTAATCATGTGCTTAAGGTTATTAAAGAAAACGGATTCACCAGCTATTCAAACGATGTGGAGATAATTGCTTGAGTTCAGAAAGCCACGATAAAATGATTGCTGCTTTTCAGGAATATTTTAAGTGGCAAGAACGATTTGAATACAAAGGCAGCGACGAAGCAGGCATTAAGGCACGATACTGGCTAAGTGAAATACGCAACGAAGCAAGTAAAAGGCGAGTAGAAATACAGGCAAAACGAGATGAACGCAAACAAGCCAGAAAAGGCATGATAGGAAGGCCCAAGAAAATAAGTACCTGATGACATGGTACTATAAGAAGAAAGAAGTTGTTGAAATCTCCGAAGATTACATCGGTTTCGTATATCTTATTACTAATGTCGTTTCTGGGCGCAAGTATATAGGCAAAAAACTAGCCAAGTTTGCAAAGACCACTTATAAAACAGTAACTTTGAAGAACGGCAAAAAGAAGAAAAAGAAAATTAGAGGCAAAATTGAAAGCGATTGGAAGGACTATTACGGTTCTAGCGATGCGCTAACAGCAGATATACAAGCCTTAGGCAAAGAAAACTTCACCAGAGAAATTCTATTCTACTGCAAAAACAAATCAGAATGCAGCTACATCGAGGCAAGAGAACAATTCAAACACAAAGTTCTAGAATCAACTGACTGGTACAACGGTCACATACAGGTTCGAGTTCACGGCTCACATATCCTCAAAAAACCCAAAATTTAACAAACACACACCGCCACTAGGCTCAATAAATCTAGGCAACAAACTGCCAAATAAGCCCGCACCGGCGTTGTTAGTGTGCCCTTAAAGCTGGATCTCGGATCGCAGTCAATGGAATTCCCTACTTGGCAGAGGGGTTGTACAGTAGTATCCTTAACAGGACCACGATCGGATATGCCTACAGAACCGGTTTACTGTACAAGAAAGTATTATATCAAGGCTAAAGATGGGAGAAAAACCCACGGTTGTTACGCAAGACTGCGTTTGTGTAGCAATCCGCCGTCATTAATAAGACTTGGCTCGAGGTACCGGATGACCGCCTCTGTAATCGCCATAACGCCGTATGTACTGTGCAACTCGCATAATGCTTCTTAGCCCGCAAGGGCTAAGTATGACTGAACAATCTGCATAATACTTAAATTGCTTCGCAATTACAATAGTCAACAATGTTTAGAAGAAAGAAAATTCGTTGAGCGATAGCGATAACGAATGTGAGCTTCAGCTCACAATACAATAAATAACATACTATCTGTGAGTAAACATGCGTGTAAGCAATATATTATTTGAACAACATATGAATAATTCTAATAAAATTCTATTAGAATCATGTCATGGCCTTGATCAAGAACAACGTGTAGTCGTTGAAGGCATTTATAATGAATTACTGCCTTTAATCGAAGCTAGTCTTAGTCCCGATCAAATCAAATCTATATTTGGTGCTGTAGAAAAGTCTGCTACTGACGCAGGCGGTAATAGAACCATGTTAGGCAAGGGCGTTGATGTCGGTAAGAAAGCCAACGAAATTGTTGATAACATAGGCAAGTGGCTACAAAACACAACTCCGGTTAAGGCTTTTGATCAAAAGTTTGATGATTTAAAAAGAAAAATTAATACTAAATTTCCAGATTCAAAAATACTAGATGCTGTATCTAACATGGGCATATGGGCTCAAGAGAATCCTGGAAAAACCGCAGCAATTATTGGAGTACTTACTGCTATTGCTTCATTGGCAGGCGGGCCAGTTGGAGGTGCAATTGCTGGTCAAGTGCTGCGGGGATCTGTAGAATTACTCAAAGGTGAAAAACTTTCCACAGCCATTGGCAAAGGTGTTAAGACAGCGGCCTACGGTTTCATTGCTGGCAAGACATTTGAACTATTAGGCGATGCAATTTCGGGCGGTGCGCAAGTAGTCAAAGATAACTTATTTCCAAACGCTCTTCGCCTAAATATGAAATCTGTTTTTGATGAAGTTGGCGGAGAACTAGGTACTCGTTGGGCTAATTTTGAAATTAAAGGTCTGGTAGGCAGGCCTGAAGACATAAACACTGCTAAAAAATTATTTGCCGAAGCTGGGCAATATTGGAAAGCAGGCGATTATGAACAAAGTGCAGCCACTTGGAAATCGTTAGAAGGCATGATTGCCGATACATTTAAAGATCCGGAATACATAGCTCAGATAGCCTCTGACCAAGCTAGCAGAACAATGATTAGTCAAGCAGCACAGGCTGCTCAAGAAGCTACAAAATATCTCGGAGCGGCTGCACAAGGTGCTGTAGCTGCTGCTGGAACTAAAGGCAGTCTAGCTAAAAAAGAATCAATAACCCGCCAAACTCGCCCGTTAAGCGAAGGTCAAGTATATTTAATATTCAATCGTGTTGTATCTTCGCAGCTCAATGAAGGGCCAATGGATGCTATTAAAGGCTTTGCCGGCAAGGCTATGGACAAAGTTCGAACAGCGGGCACTAACTTAACAACTAAAATTACCGCAGACAAATTAAATTCAGCTTGGCAAAAAGCAGGAGCTCCCGCTGACAGTGAAGAACTTAAAAAGTTTTTAATCAGTCAGGGAGTTGATGCTACTG